TCCAATGTTCACGTCTAATTTCGTCTTCAACTATTTCTAAAGGTGTATTTACTAAACAATAACATAACAACGCTTCGGTCTTGCCTGTTAGCCACATATAACCCTGTAATTGATAGTAATAATCTTTAGTTGGTATTTCGTCTTCAAAGAACGGAAACGTGTGAGCTTCGTAACTGCATTTAATATCAAGTAAAATTTCATTCGTGTTTACGTCGGGTGTTCCTGTTATCCAATCGTTGTTAAAATGTTCTTCGTTCTTAAATATAAACCCTAAACTTAAAACATCGTTTACTAAACTTATTGCTTCGTCTTCGCATTGTAAACCTTTGTCCGTGTAACGTGAACTAAACTCTTTTTTAATGCCAAATTTTTCTTCTAAAACAAGTTCTTGTATGTAACTCTTTGCTGTTTTGCTTAATGTCTCGGTCTTGGTGCGTGGAGCGGTCATTAACCGCCCCAATGCTGAACAACGTATTTTCATCAGTAAATCCATTTTAAAAATTTACGAATAAGTCCTATTTCTTGTTTTTGAACTGAATAAATAACTTTTGTTTCTTCCTTCCCTATGTTATGAACTTTAGAACGTTGTTTAATTAATTTAGGTTCGTTTTTAATTATTTCTTTATTTTTTGTAGGTCGGTATTTTTTTTGATATTCACGACAAAACTGGCGAAATTTTTTAATTAAAAGATTAGTAACAGGTATTTTTTCATTCCAAACATACATATCATTTTCATCTCTAAAAACAATTTTATTTTTAATTAAAAAAGGAACAAATCTTGTTGTAACTTTATTTTTACGACAAAAATTATTAATTATAACTTCGTTTTTATTATCTATTTTGTATTTTAAATCTAATAAAAAATTATAATATTTAATAGTTTGAATTTCGTGGTCTTGTCTTGGTGCTTTCATAGTTTTTAAATTAAGTTTAAGTTGATTAGGGTTCATACTTCTAACGTTTTTAATTGTGCAGGTGTTAAACTAAACTTTGTTGTTAGTTCTTCAACGGTATATTCTCCTTTGCTAATTGCGTCAATTGCTTTTTGAAAACGTGCGTTGTCTATTGTAGCTTTTTTAGGTTCGTGTTTTACTTGTTCTCCAGAAGCGTCTGTGTCTTTGTCCGTAACTAAACCAAGCATTGAACTTAAAGCGTAACGTCTTAAGTAAGTTATTGCACTTCCTAATACTTGGAACTCGTTCATTCCTTTTAAAATTACTCCTTGTGGTATGTCAATTTTACTTTCGATACTTTCAGCACTTTCAACGTGAAATAAACAAGTTGCAATTTGTGTTCCGTTAATTAGTTGTGTAAACCCTAAACCGTGTTTTTTTAGTAATGGGTTTATAACTTCAAAGATTTTCGGTAAGTCTGCGTAAGTGTAACCATAACCTTGTGTTGCTTTGTGAATAACAGGTACTTCTTGTTGGAACGCTGTTAAACTTTTAAATAAATGTTTCATAGTTTTTGTTTTTGTTAGTAAATAATTATATGCAAATCTACAACCTTTTTATATATAAATCTAATTAAATTATAAAAGTTATTAACAATTTAGTTTTTAATTCTTTTAAGTTGGTGGTTTTTTACAATCCAAGTGTCTTCAGGAAAAATAAAATCTTTGTATACATCGCAGCGTTCACCCTTTTTTTTTAAAATCTTTAATTGGTTTAAGTTTTCTTTTGATAGCATTCCTTTTATCCAAACTTTACTAAAATCTTTTAAGACGTGTAAAAAACAATAATAATCGCAATTTTGACTATCGTTAAACGTGCTTAATTTGCAATCGTAATTACTTTTTGGCGTATAATTAGACGATTGAGTTTTACATTCAATTTTATATTTTTCAATTATTAAATCATATTCAAAATCTTGTGCGTGAACTACATTTTTTCCTTTGTTTGTGTAATAATCAAAAAGAACAATTTCGCCTATTGCACCAATTAAATTTCCTTTGCCTTTACTTAATGAATTATTTAAAACTTTAAATTCGTATAAGTTTTTTGCACGTTCTAATTGTTCTTTACTTACGTTAATTTCTATCATTTTAGTTTTTGTTTATAGGTTTCTATTATTTGTTTTAATTCGTCTTTTGTCCATTTTTTAACTTCGTGTGCTTTTGCCTGAAGTTCCATTAATCTTTGCGCTCCTATTCGTTTTTCTATGCCTATCTGGTAGTTTAACAAATTACCGCTTAAATAAGTGTTACAAGCTTCGCATTGCAAGTGTACGTTGTCTTCATCAAACCTTACTGCTGAATGTCCGCCTTGCGAATAATAGTGTCCTGCATTTTCTTTTTTACAAGGTTTGTTGCACGAAATACAATTAAGTCCAGCGTCACGAACACGAATAAATTTATTAAACACCTGTTGAGCAATTTTTAAATAATCGTTTGCAGTTTTTAAGTTTTCAACTAACTTCTTTTTCTTCTTGTTCCATTCCTTTAACTTCTGCGCTTCAACCATTGCTTTTATACATTCGTTTTTTAAACAAAACTTTTGTAAGGTGCTGAACGGTGTAAATTCTTCTTTACAGTTAAAACATTTCTTCGTGTTTTTCATCGTTTTATAAAATTAAAAATGTGTTCAATTATTGGTAGTGTCCAACCGTCACCAAGTAAACTAACGCTTTTTTGAATTGTTAAAATGTCGCAATAGTTATCAGGAAAACCTTGTAAACGGCAAAATTCTTTTTTAGTTAAATTTCTTACTTTATTTCCAACTACTGCGTGAATTAATGGCTCAAAACCTTGTTTTCTTTTATTTTCAATATGTTTTTTTAGTTTATCCATATCCTTATAAATATTTTTATATTCTCGTTCTGTTAAACAATTACTTTTAATTCTATCAGTAGTGCCGTTTTCTAAAATATCTTTAAACATTATTCCCAAATCTTTTGGTTGTGGAATATCAGTAACAATATCAAACATAGTTTCTTTCGTTTTTATGTTGCTCCAATAGTATCTATCTCGCAGTTGTGCTGTTACTAACTTTGAATTTATACGAACAGGGTAAACGCCTAAAGCACGGCTCATAATTCCAACATCTAACTTTGAAGCACTTCCAACATTTTCTTGTAAAAATAAAACCTTTGGATTTAGTTTTTTTATATGTTCTAAAATTTCTACAAACACGAAAAACAAACTACTTCTACTTCCGTTTATTCCTGCTCGTTTTCCAGCTGCTGATAAATCTTGACAAGGTGAGCCACTTAAAATTAAATCAATGTTTTTCCAATCTATATCCCATTCCTTCCATTTGGTTACGTCTCCAACTTGGATTGTGTCAGGAAAATGATGTTGCGTTAATTCTATTGCATACGGTTTAATTTCACTTGAATAATATTTTTTTACTTTAATACCTACGTTTTCAAGTGCTTGTCTTCCTGTATTCATTCCGTTAAATAAAGATACTACGTTCATAAGTCAATATTATTTTGTGTAAATGTTTCCAATCTTTTAAAAGCCATATCAAAATAAATTTTTTCTTTTTCTATTCCAATAAATTTTCTATTTAATTTTTTTGCAATTAAACCTGTAGTTCCATACCCAAAAAAACAATCTAAAATAACATCGTTTTCTTGCGTAAATTTTTCTATAAAATGTTTTGCAACATCGTCTTTCATAACCGCTTTATGTTCTTTTGGCATATTTGAATTTACTGAAGTTGTTATAATATTTTTTGTATAAGTAGTATTTGATTTTAAACTTTCATTTCCTAATATTAAAAAGTATTCAACTGCGTTTGTAATATTTTTACCACTTGCTGGCATCGGGTTTGATTTTTCCCAAATATGAATATCAACTATGTTTTTATTAAAATATCCAATTAATTTATAAACGTCTTGTCGGTTGTAATAATTTGTTTGAATATTATAAAAAATGTGTTTTTTAGTTACTCTTAAAAGTTGAGTAATTACATCTATATTTAACTGAAGCCAATTATTATTTATGTCTGTAAAATTAGAATATTTGTCGTTTCTTTTTCTATTGTACGGTGGTGAAGTAAAAGAATAATCAACTTCGTTTTCGTTTAATAAAGGCAATATTTCCAAGCAATCTGCGTTTATTAATAAATCATTTTCAATTTTTTTTGTGTTTATTACGTTCATAAGTCTATATTGTTAAATTCAATTTGTCTTTTAAGGTTTTGTATTTCTTGTTTTTGCTCTAAATTTAAACGCTCTAAATTAAAATTCATTTGCCTTGCAACTCTAAACTCCTTTTCCAAGACTTCATAAACAACCATTGCTTTTTTTATTTCGTGTAAACTTTGCTCCATTGAACTTATTAAATCGGTTCGGTTTGGATGTTTCGTTTTTATGTCTTCAATGCTTACTTGTAATTTTAAACAAGTGTGGTTTAAGTTTATTCTACTGCTCAATAATTCAAGTTCCATTTTTTTATTTTTTAAATTGTTTGTTTACAAGCAAAAGTTTTTTCATATACATTTGGCGCTGGGTTTGATTGTTCAAAGTAACACAATTTTTCTTTATCAAACCAAATTTCAATCATTCCAATATTTCCATTTGAACGTGGTTTAATTTTATTAAAGTGTAATTCAGCTAAATTAAATGTAGGGTCTTGCCTGTGTACTGTAATCATACATTTACCACTATTGAACCATTCGCTGCCACCTTTTAAATCGTAAGGAACAGGAGCGTTTCTTTTTCCGTTTTCTTTTTCAGTTAGTTTTGGATGTATAATCGTGTGCAAATGTAAATCATTGTCTTCTGCAATTTGGTTTCTATATGGCAAAACATATTCTAAATATTGTGCATAGCCACCGTAATCGTTATAAGGGTGATTTAAGTCCTTCCAACTATCAATTGAAGCTGTGTGCAGTTCATCGTGTTTTTTTAGTTCAACAGCCATATCCCAAAATTGTATTGGTGTAAGTTTTGCCTTAACATCTTTTTTAGTCAATACCTTAAAATGTTCTAATACCCAATCAATAGCTTGTGTTATTTCTTTGTCTTCAATCGTGTTTCTATCTAATGGGTTGAAACTCTTGCCTGTTTTCTTATGTATTAAATCAGCAATTATTTCTACATTAGAACCAACATCAGGAAAGTAAACTAAATGCTTCCAACCATAAAATTTAGAAGTGTTCATTAAACATTCCATTAATACTTGCGTTTTACCGCTCATAGGGAAACCTGTCCAATCCGTACAATTTCCTAAACTCATAGAATAATGTTCGTGCAAACTTTTAAATCCTAAATATTTGCCTTTATTGTTGTAATTGTCTCTATACTTAAATAGTTGAGTAATTACGTCTCCTGCTTCGGTAATTTTATATCCATTTAACTCCACGGTGCTTTCCATTTTTTAGGTTCATTAACTTCTTGTATTGTTTGTATGTTGTCCCAAAACAACCCTTGCCAACCTTGTTCGATTGATTTGTTTATTACAAACTTACATTGTTCATTTGTATATTTTTCCATTTTAACTAAAATAGATTTTATGCTTTGTTGTGTTAGAGTCTTTTTTGCCGACTTCCTGTATTCAATCCAAGTATCTAAAATCACTTCTTTTTCATTCTTTTCTTTCTTTTCATTCTTGTTTGTTGTTGATTGTTTGTTAGTCGTTTGTTGATTGTTTGTTATTGGTTTGTTAGTGTCTTCATTTTCATCTTGGTAACATTCATATTTACAAATAGTTACGATAGTAAATTGGCTTGTTGATTTTACTACAATTTCATTCGTTTTTTCTAACTTTTTTAAAATGGTTCTAATTTGCTGAATAGTTATTCCTGTAGCACTGGAAATATTACCTAAAGACGAAATAAATTGCCCACGTTTTACATCGTTGCCTTGCCATTTATTGTCCTTGTGATTAGCTTTAATAAGCATATACAAAAACAAGTGTACAGCTTCAGACTTATTAAACCATTCCCAATCTAAAAACTTTCTGTGTATTTTAATCCAACCACTCATAACTCATTAAATAAATAAATTGATAAATAATGAATTAGTTTAGCAGCATCTTTTGTGTTAATACAAACAGTCTTTGAAGTGTCATTTTCAATAACTTCAAAACAAATATTAGTTCCAATTGAAACAATCATTTTGTCATTTTTACTTTCAACACATTGTAAAATAATTTCTTCCATAATCTTAATTTTTTTAAAATAAAATGCCCCTGTTCAATCCGTTGGGTCTAACTTCAACTTCATAAACAAGGGCAATAATTCCTTTTTGTACTTATAATGTTAGACCGTACAATTGCAAATTTAATAATTAATTTAATATAAACACGAATTAATAAAATTTATTTTTTATTCTTAACTGAATTTTACGCAAGTCTTTTAAGTTCTTTGCTTCTTTTATTTCTTTACGCAAGTCAAGTTCCGGACGTTCTAAACTCAAAAGCAATTTGTAGTATTCTATGTCGTGTAAAAATAACTTGTCGTTTACATCGCTTAAATCTTGGTAAGTTTTTAAACCGTGTAGAATAGTTGCGTGGTTCATATTAAATAAACTTCCTATTCCTTTTAGTGTGTGTCCGTCTTCGCGTAGCTTCCTAAACAAATAAATTCTTCGGTGTACTATTTCACGTTTTCGGTTTTTTTGTGCAAGTCCGTCTTGTTCTATTATTTGTTTTATTAGTTCAATCATTGTTCCGTATTTTTAAATGTTTTGTTGTAATAGTCTTCGCCACTAAACCAATACTCGTAATTTCCTTCGTCTTTACTTTTTTTTAATTTGTTTCCGTGTGCTTCAACTATTTGCTCCTTTTCCAGTTCTAAATATTTGTGAAAGTGGTTAATAAAAAATTTACCTTCGGTTGTGTAAACATTAAATAAATTTGGATGCAATTTTTCTAAATCGCTAAATACTTCCTGTACTGCTGTTTTCATTTTTCTATTTGTTTAATTTCAATTATAATATCGTCATTCTTTTGTATTAAGTTTTTAACGTGCTGGAAGTCGTATGCTTCAACTATTCGTGTTTCTAACTTAACAGGTGCGCCAACATACGCATATGTTTTAAAAGTTACTTTGTATCGTTTCATTTCTTTATATTTTATTTGTTCGTTTTTTTTAATTCTGCAAATCTCAAGGTATAACCCTAAATCAAATGTTCCGCGCCATTGTCGTTGCCACCAATCTAATTGCTCGTAGGTTGTTCCACTTTTCATAACTCGTGGTAAAAAGTGTAGTTACTATCGTCATTGCTTGTTTTCCATTCCCAAAAGTTGTAGTGTGCTAAATCGCTGTTTATTGCTTCCTGCATTTCTAAACGTAAATCTTCTAAAATACGAACCCCAAGAACGTGCGGTTGTAAATTGTCGTCTGTTTCTGTTTCCCACTTCTGCGAAATTTCAACGTCTAATTCAATAAACGCATATTCCGAAACTTCGTCCCAATCGTTGAACTCCCAAGTTCCTGCTATTGAATAAGTCCAACCTAAAAACTCGTAGGTTAATTCCCACCCTTTATTCCAAAATTCTAAATTTCTATTTTCCATCTTACAGCGCTTTTAAATACATTAAACAATAGAACATACCACCCAACACTATAAACATCGTTAGAGTGCTTAAAAAGTGCTTTAAAAACGATTTGTGTTCTTCGGTTGTTGGTGTAAAGTAATCAATTAAGTTTTTCATAGTCTTATTTTTTAAATTGGTTAAATAAATTTTCTACTTCCTGCATCTGCTCTTTGTTCAAAAATGTTACTAAAGTTTGAATAATTAAATGCAGTTGGTTCGTGTTTAGTTTGTCTTCTTGTTGTTGTAGTTCCAAAAAGTCTAATACTTGGTTAAAGTTTTTCATAGTTTTTAAATTGTTTCGTTAATAATTATATGCAAATCTAATACTTATTTTAATAACTGCAATACTTTTTAACAATTATTTTTAATTTATTTTTAAAATGCTTGTGTTTATTGGGTTTTCTGAATAGAAAAAAATTATATAATTAAGGTAAATTTTACTTAATTAATCGGAATTATACCGTTTATTGTAACAATTTGTGACAAAAAAAAACAGCTGCGTGCTGGGGAGCTTACAACTGTTTTCTTTTTTTCAACTATGAATGACAAATATAATATAAATTATTTAATCAAACTAAAAAATATGTGTTAATCGTGCAATTTGTCCAAATTCTTTGTGATGTATGTAGCCTTCAACCGCTCGTGGAACGCCTGTATATCCCATTTTTTGATGCCAACTATCTGAACCTGAAGGACTGCGTAACGTTTCAAATGTTACTCCTATAAAATCTTTACTTGTTTTATGGTGTATATGGTGCGAATAAATATATCGGTGTTTAGTTTTGCTCCAAAGTATTGGAAATTCAGTTGCTAACAATAACGGTAAGTGTTCGATTTTCGCTCCGTCACCGTGTGTTGTTCCTATTAAATTACTTCCGTACCTAAACGCTTTTCTATGCTTTAAATCTACGTTAAAACGAATACTTGACTTGCTAAAGTGTGCTTCGATTAATTGCATTAAAAAGAAACCGTGTGTCAAATCGTGATTACTTGGATTATATACAACTTCGACGTCTGCAAAACTTATTAATTTTTCTAACAAATCAATGTAAAGGTTCTTTGCCATTATAAAATTGTCGTACCACATTCCGTCCGTGTCTTGTGGTGTTCCTGCTGTAGTGGTTCTTCTTGTGTTGTCGGTGTGTAAAATGTCGTTTCCTGCAACAAATAAAACTTTGTCTATGTTAAACCCTTTTGCTTTGTCTAAGATGCCTTGCAGTCCGTCTTTTGCACGTTTAACGGCTATCTGTGAATTATAGTCTTCGCCTGTTTCAAATGCTGTTGCAAGTTTTCCAATATGCAAATCGGCAATATCAATTACTAATAAATGCGTGTCTTCGCTTTTTATTGTTTCTATTGCGTGGTATTTCGGTGCGTATAACTTTACTTCTTTTATACATTCGTCTTTTATTCTTTGTATCTCGTTTAGTTCTTCAGCTTTAAAGTTTGGGTTCTTAAAGAACAAAGAAGATTGTTTTGTTTTTAGCCAACCGTGTTTAACGTCTTTGTCATCAACTCCAGCTTCATCGGTTGCATTTTTTATTCCCCTGTACTGCATAAGTATTTCAATCTCGTCCTGTTTTAAACGAAACCTTGCGCTGCTATTTGCCATAAAAATTTAGATTAATGATTTTTTTGCATACTTCCATAAGTACGAAAGCAATAAACCTATTCCAACACCTACAAAAAGAAGGTTTAAATTTCCTTTTGGTCTGTTCTTTTTACCTTCAGCTCGTGCTTGTGCTTTTTCAACTACCTTGTCTTTGTAGATAGTTTTTACTTTTATTTTGTATTCACGTTTTAATTGTATTCGTGTTTTTGGAACGTAAACATTCTTGTATTGTATAACCGTGTCTTTAGTGCTTATAAACTTTTCCCAAACTATTGTGTCGTTTACAATTACCGGAATACTATCCAAAGTTGTAATACGAATTGTATCGCCTGTTTCATCGCATTTAAAACCCTTCTTTATTGCTTTGTTCAAGTGATATTGAGCCGAACACGAATAAAGTAAAATGCTAATAATTAGAATAAATAGTTTTCCCATTTTTTTTGGTTGCTTTTAATACTTGTTTACGATTTTTAGAACTGAAACTAACGTGAACCCACGAAGGATTTTCATCGTTTCCAAACTCCCAAATTAGTTGGTCGAACTCTAATTTGTCTTTGATAAAATTAAAACCCTTTGCGCCTATTTGTAAGTCCATTGCTTCACCTTTACAATGTTGGCTTGATAAACTCCCCTTAATCATTTTATTCAATTGTGGTGAACGGTAGCCCGAACTAATTTTAATAGGTGTGTTTAGGTGAATTCTTAAAGGTTCAAAAACATTTTCACACAAAAGTTTTGCGGACGCAATTTGCGACTCGTTCATTTTGTTGTTTATTCCGTGTGTTGTTGCAGTTGATGAATCTTGAAATTCTGCTAACGTAACGTGTGCGCTTAAATTCATTTTAATTTATTAATGTTGTCTTTAACTTCTTTTGCTCTTGCAAATAATAACTTTGCCGACTGCCAAATGTCTATTCCTTTTACTACTTTGTAATTTTCGTTTATACTCATAACTTCTATTGAAGCAAGTACCAACGCTAAAACTTTTGTAAGCATTAATGGTACTGAAAAGAACGTTAAAATTATGTCGTTTAAAATATAGTAATCTATAAGGTAAAACATTATAACCGTTAACTCGTATAAAAGTAATTTAGAAACTATTGCTGAAAGTTTGCGTGATGTTATTTCTTGTTTTAGGTGTTTAGCTTTCCAAATTCCTGTTGCCGTGTCCGACAATATCAACGCAAATAAAAGTCCAAGTATTCCGCTAATAGGTAAAAAAAACGAAAAGCAAATTGTTATAAGTTTCAATGCGGAATTTTTAATTGTGTAAAGTAATAAATATAATTGTAGTCTCATAATCCTAATTCTTCAAGTGCTTCAGTTAAACTGAAAGTTAAGTAAAAAAATAAAGTAACACCTGCCAAATTAATGTAAGGTTCTGTGCCTTGACAAATCAAAGAAAACGAAGTTAAAAACCCCGCAATAAAATAAAGACTTGCTAAATAATTACTTTTCATATATTACCCTTTAAGTGCTTTCAACTCATCATACATAGCTAAGAGCTGTGCTTCTTTCTCTTGTATTAATTCTTCTGTTGTTTTTTCAATAACATCTACAAGCTCTTCTATATAAGTCCCTTGTTCGTTATAATATCCTATTTGTACTTTCATATTAATTTATTTAAATTGTGTGTATTCTTACTGCTCGGACATTGAAGTTATTGCTCTTACCGTAGTTAGCTCGGCTACCATTAAAGAAATCCTGAGCCAACTGAAAACTACTACCACCTTCTGTAGAACTTGAATAAAAGCCACTGGAAACAAATGAAGTAACTCCTGCAATTCTACTTGTTAAAGCTGCTGTATTATAACACATATTTAATTCCCAAATTGAAGGTAAATACCAATCTGAAAATCCACCATCTGCAAAAAGCCTTGCTCTTCCTGCAGCATAAGCTGTAGTAGCAGCCGCTCCTGTTTGTGCTATAATTGCATTAGTATTTGTAAGACCATCTGAATAACTTTGAGCAGTAGCACCTATTAAAGTAGTTTGAAATGCCGGTATTGTATAAGGTAAAGAAGTAGATAAATTAGTTAAACTTGCAACAAGTGCTTTATTAACTCCACCTTGAACAAATACTGCTACGACAACACCACCACCAATTAAAGCTCCTATCTCTGTACCACCACCGCCACCACCACTTGCGTTTATTGTTACTATTCCTGTACCACCTGCAGGTGAAATAGTAACACCTGTTCCTGCAACAATTTGTGTAACTGCTCCTGCTGTTCCTGTAGCGGTTATTGTTTGATTAGGAAAAGTCCCTGTAACAGTTATGTTCGTTCCTGCTACCAAACTTGGTGTTGCTGTGCCTGTACCACCATTTGCTACTGCTACAATTCCTGTAACGTTACTTGCAGTTCCTGTTGTGTTTTGGTTAAGTGTAGGAATATCTGCGCCTACAATAGCTCTAAATGTAGGTACTCCTGAACTTCCGTTTGGTGCTGCTAAAATATTATTTGCAGTTTTTGAAGCATAAGGATTTTGAGTGTCTCCATAATTTGAAGCTAAACTAATAACAGGTGTTGTCGTTCCTGTAGCTACTACAGGTGTTGTTGCTGAAACTGAACTTACTCCGCTCGATATTACTAAATCTCCACTACCTAAAATCGAATTAGAATTAATGGTTTTGATGTTTGTGCCACTGACTAAAGTGTTCTGCTTTGAACCTATAATATTTGCACCTGTAACTGACTTTGTTACATAGCCACCTGCTCCATCGCTTTCACTAATTTCTACTAAATCGGTAGCCGCTATGGTTGTTCCTTTTGCGGTTAATTGACTAATTTTTAAATCTGCCATAATTTATTGTGTTATTCTGTTATTATTATTTTCTGTTATTCTTTGGTCGTTAATTTCTGTTATTCTATTTATGTTTGAATAATTACCTGCTGTTATTGTATTAGATAATGCAGTTCCAGTATTTAAAGCATTGTCAGCATCTACTTCGCAATTAATATTAGCATTAGAATCAGCAACAATTAATGTATAAGTAGATGATGTTGCACCAAGTATGTATAAACCGTTTCTCGTCCATCCATAAGAAAAAGTAGGTGATGGATTGCCTGTCCAAGTTCCTGTTGTTGAAGTTAAAACACTTCCAAGTGTTGTTGTTCCACTAATAACAGGTGCAACCGTATTAACAGGTGCTGAATATGTTTGTGCTGTAATTACGTTACTTGTTGCTGACGCACTACCTAAAGTATTTGTAGCTGTTACAACACAAGTTATATTTTGTGCTGAATCACCAACTACTAAAGTATATGTTGAATTTGTAGCGCTTGTTATATTTGTTACACCCCTTCGCCATTGGTAAGCAAAAGTTGGTGTAGGTATTCCTATCCAAGTTCCTGTTGTTGATGAAAGTACACTACCTAAAGACGTAGCGCCACTTATTACAGGTGCAATAGTGTTAGCAGGAAAAATAGGTACTATTGGATTTACTACACCATCTATAACTCCTATTCCTTGAGCGCTTAAACTTCCGTTACAACACTTTATAGAATAGCTTTTTCCGTCTTTACATAGGCAACCACGTTGTCCACCTTTTGGACTTGTTCTCGAAGGTAAAGAACCCCAACTACTTCCCATTTTTTATAGTGTTTAGGTAAGTCTTTAACTTTACGATATTAACTTCCTTTGGTTTGTATGTTCTTAAATGTACCATCCGGTGTAATTGTTGTTTGTGTCAGGAAACATATCGCTATTTGAATTTGTGTTATATTCAGGAAACAAACTTGTGTTATTACTTATGTAGTCAATAAAACGTTGTGTGTAGTGTTGTGCTATTTGTGTTTCCTTTTCAATTAAGAAATCTATTTCGTTTTTTTCTACGCTCGTACTATTTTCGGAATTGTGTTTGTAAACACCTTTGTTTGAAATCGTGTAAGCTGCGAACGGCAAATAATACTTCATTGCTAAATGAATTAACATCGGCTTTAAATAAGTCGTTGTAAGCGTTAAATAATTTCCACTTAATGTATTTGCTATAATGTCCGCTTTTATCTTGTCTAATAGCTTTGTTCCTGTGAAATTTTGCAAGTCTGTATCTTGTGCAATCTTTATGTATTGTATAAAATTGTCCGTATCTACGTTTCCGTTTAACGAAGTGTATTTTGTTAAATCTTGTCGTGTTACTAAAAGTGCTTCTGCCATTATTTTACGTCTGAAGGTAAGTTTTTATTATTTGGACTAAATCCCTTTAAAGGAAGGTTATTCGGGTAAAAACTAACTTCGTATGGATTAGTAATTTTATAACCTTTTATTTCTGCTGCTCGTGTTCCTATTTCTTCATAACCTTTTTCAATAGCATTTAAATCAAGCATAAACGTCACTCTTGAGAATTTATGATGGCATCGTGCTCCCCCCTTCCATTTAAAAATGTCGTAAATATTTCCACCAAATTCTCCAAAACCCGGATTAACAGCTTTTAAACTCATTGCATCAATATCTTCTTTTCTAAATAGTCTATCTTCTTTTAACATCATTGCTTTACAAAAATCTCTATCAGGTGCTTTATTTCCTGTGTATTTGTATCGAACTTTAAAGTATTTTAATTCACCTACTTTTTTGTCTTGTGAACTCTTTAATTTTGGTTGTGGGTTTCCTGTTTGAATTAAATTAATTAAACGGCTTAAAATTGTTGTTTTCGGCTCTAAATCAGATTCAACTTTTATAAGGTGTAAGTTTAATTCTTCGTCATTATCTGCAACTTCTCTTTCATCTACCATTATCCAACCTTCGCCAAGTTGATTTGCATCTACTTGAGCTAATATTTCTTCTAATTCCGTGTTTACTTTGCTTAATTCTGTTCCTGTTTCTTCTGCAACTTGTTCTTCGTTTTGCGTGTTTTCCAAGTCCGTAAACTCTAAAGGTTGTAAAGTCTTAAAGAATAACTTTAAAGCAACTCCGTTAAACGCTAAAATGCTATCGAACGCGTCAAGTAGTTCTTCTTGGAATGGTCGTATAACCATATTGTCAAAAAGAATGCTTGAATTTTTTAGTTCTTCTGCGTTACTTGAAAAGCCATTTGTTGATGCAACACCAAATAATAAAGGTGAAGTTATGTTGTGTCCTAACATTATTTTGCGTAAACATTCTTCGCTTAAATATGTGTAGTGTTCTGGAGCATCGTTTAACGGAATGTCTTCAACTGTTGTTTTACTTTCAGCGTTGTTGTTAAAAGCTACAATTACTTTTTGTCCGCGACTTCCTGTTAACTTGCTTAAAACTTTGTTTGAAATAATACTTTGTTGTTCATCCGTTGGTATTCCGTTATTAAAATTTACAACTTTAGTACCGCTAAATCCGTTTTGAACTTCGTTAATTAAATAGTCGGCAATTTCTTCTTCTAAAAGTGTATAAGGTACTGCACCTTGATAGTCCGGATAAGCGTAATATTTCATCCCAACTGAATAAGGTTTAGAAAATAATATTTCTATTTTGTCTTTGCTATAACCAAAAGCGTTAAATCTAATCGGTGCAAACTTTTTAGTATCGTCCCAATTGTCCGAATAGTAATAACCTGTTATTTGTCCGTCTTTATCGCATTTTTCAGCTCGTAAAAGATTAACCGGTATATGATATGCTTTTAATATTTTGTCGTGCTTGTCGTTGTAGTGTACTTGAATAGCAAATTGCCCAAACATTTTTCTATCCAAAACCATTTTTCGTACGTCTTCTTTGTGAAATAAAGACATCATTTGTGCGTACTCGTTTGGCTTTTTATTAGCGTCCAATGCACTTAATCCTTTTCCGTAAATTAATCGTGCTACGTTGTTTATAATAGCGTTATTCGTTGTTGAATTGCTATATCTCTCAATTAAGAATTGAAAATATTGGTCTCCGTCTTCGGTTAAAAAGTCAACCCAATTTTCTCGGTTTGTTTCCGAAATAACAGGTGACGTATAAGCCGACAAATTTAAAACGTGTAAATTATTCATATACTATAAAATCATTTGTTGTTGAATTACTTACGTATTGATTGTTGTTAACCGAAAACGTAACTAAACTTTGTGCCGTGCAAAATACTCGGTCTTTATATATAATGGTTGTACCTACTCTTAAAACTAAATTATAAAAATGTCCTTCTACTAAACCAAAGGTTGCTGTAATTGTATAAATGTAGTCTCCAACAGTTCTTGAAGTAATCGCTACAGGCGTTGTTACGTTTGTTTGTTCGTCTGTTAGTTCCATAACATTAAAGGTATTGTCTCTCGGAATAAAACTAAACGTCTGTGGACTTGTAGAAGGTGTTAATACTATCATATTAGTATAATTAAATATTCGTGTTTTTGTTCTTTTTTTAAGACAAAAAAAAAGCCGAACTTACGAACGGCTTTAAAAATAATTTTTTAAGTGTTAAGCTGAAATAATATTTGCAGTTGTTAAACCTGTAAATACTTTTGGCGCAGCACCTACTAAATCTGCATCAGCATAAGGTGAAGCAACAGGCAAATGATTTGCAGGAATTGGCTCTTGTCCAACAAGTGTCAATGTGTAACCGTTTAAGTCACCCATTGCAGTACCGTTAGCAATAGTTCCTGTTGTTACATCCATTCCGTGATTAAGTCCTGCTAAAAAGAAATTGTTAGCGTTTGTCTTAATTATAACGTGTGGTCTACCCCAAGCAAGTAATTTCATTTGTCTTGTAGTTTGTGCATCTAAACCTTTAATTGTAAATGTTAAAGTTTGCTCAACAAATGTTGTTCCGTTTTCACGTGAACTTGTAATTGTTTGTTCAAAAGAATTTGCACCTTTTAAGTCGTACTTAAATAAACTGAAAGTTCCTGCAATAGATTTAATTTGGTCGGTAATGTCTGGATTTGCAGGTGAAATACCATCATAAGTAATTGCGCCTAAATCTCCGTAGTTAATGAAGTAAATACTTTTTATACCGCCTACAAACTCTTTACAAACTTCAGCTCTACCGTGTGTTAATAAACAAGCCATTTTGTTTTGTTTTTAAATTATGAATAAAATAAAGCGCAGTTGCCTACGCTTTTTATTTAATGTTATACTCCGTAAAGAACAACGTCTGAACCGATACCATATTGAATACCTGCGTTGTAACGTAAAATAACTCTTACATTGTTTGAACCGTCAATATCCGCCATATCAATAGTTTTCACAAGTGAGCTATCATTTAAAAGTCCGCATCCAAAATAAAGGTTATCAACTGTTGTTGCAATCATATTGTTTGCTCCTAAACCGTTAGCCATAAAAATTGGAATACCGTCGTAAGATAGACTTCCGTTTGTGTACCATTGTGTTCCCTGTGTGTTTGTTCCGTTTGCCCCTAAACCTGAAGCTGCAAAACCACCCAATGCACGAACATACAATTTAGCAATCTTTTGAGAAACATAAATTCTTAATCCTTCGTTTCCGTAAAGAGTTGCAGGAATAGCGTCTACTACTTTTCCTATTTCAGCTATAACAGTTGTTGCATCTAAAGTTGTTGTTAAACCTGCAACGTCGATAACGTCTGGGTCTGCTAACATCAAAGTTTTAAATCCGTCAAACTCTCCTGCTGTTGCGTTTGTTCCTGCCCAAATTGTAGTTTCAATTTTAGCCGCTACTTTAGCTGCTACGTGTGCAATTAAAAAGTCTGCAAAAGTTTTAGGCAACGTCTTGAACGCTGAATAACCCATACTTGCCGATTGCCAAGATTGTGCAAGGTCTAATTTGCAAAGTTCAAGATTTACTTGAAATTCTTCAGTTGTTAATACTCTTTCAGTTAGTGTTACCGTTCCTGAAGCTGTGAAGTTACAAGTTGCGTTTGCTACGATGTTTCCTGTAGCTACTTTTTGCATAACTTGTTTGTAAGCAACGTTTGGAAGTATAGATACTCCGCCTTGCTCTAATGTTGGTGCGCTTAATAAAGCGGCTGCTAAATACTTACCTGCAAACTCACCTGCGTAAGTTGTAGTAATTACTGGGTTTGAACCAAATGGCATTTTGTTAAGTTTTTAAATTGTTAATACTAATTGTTTATTTTTTCTATAATTGAATCCATTATTGAACGTGGTCTTTTACTTGCGTATTGGAAATGTTCAACTTCATTCGTGTTTTCAGGGTTAAACGCAATTGGCTTTACGTCTGCAAGTTCGGTTACTTCGTTTGTAACTTCGTCAACTTTAGACAACTTTTCTAATTGTGCTTTTAACTCTATATTTTCTTGTGTTAATTTTTCTATTTCTGCAAAGAACGTTTCTTTAACTACGCTTTCAATTGTCTTCTTTGCTGTTGGTGTTGCTTCAGCTTCTACTTCAACTTCTACTTCCGGTGCTTCTTTAACAACTTCTTCTTCAGTTGCAACTTCTTTTATTTCTAAAATAATTCCTTCAACTTCTACTACTAAAATACGTCCGTCTTCTAATTCATATTCTCCAATTGGAACAGGTATTTTTTGTTCGTCTTCAGTTACAATAAAAACTTCTTTGTCAGTTTCAAAAGTGTCTGCTTCAAAAATTGTTATTCCGTCCATTAACTTCATTGTTTCCAATTTCACTTCCATTCCTAAAAGTGTTTTGATTTGATTAATTACGCTTGTTTTCATATTTCGTGTTTTGTTTATTTATTAATTAATTGCTTTAATTTGTTTTAAAGCATTATTAGAACTATTTAAAAAACTATCTACTCTTTCAAATATGGATAATGTTTCTTTAGGTATATCTAAACCTAATGCTTTTGCATCATTCTTTACTTTTTCAATTAATGTATTTGCAGACCTTAAAGGTTTTAAAGATTCTTGATATAAAACTAATGTTCTATCTAAAGCAGAAGAAGCATTTGTATTTAAATCTTGTCCTTGCGACAATAATTTTAAAATGTCTTGTACTATTCCTAATTGAACTTCGTGTTTTGCTAACTCCGTTTTGTCGGATAACCTGTCGTAAACGTTTTGTAGTGTGTTCATATATGTATAATTTAATTGTTTATTTTTTGTTGTATTTTTAAACTTAACGTCCTTGTCTTGTATAAGTTTTAACGTAATTTTTACTTGACTTTAATTTACTATTTCGTGTTTTTGCGTGTACTCCTGCACGTTTAACTTTCGGTTTTTTAAGATGAACTTTAACGTTAGTTTGCTTCGCCATTTAAAATTATTTTATATGTTCACTTTATTTGAACTTAATTTTTTTACATAAGTATCAATTTCTTTAATTGCTTTTGAAATAATTTCTTTGTTGTTTTTTAATGGTTGACTTGGTTCTACTCCAAGTTCTTTGCTTAATTGTTCAATTTCTTGAAATCTTGCATTTGCTTTTAAAAAACTTTGTCCCGCTAAATTTAATCCTGAAAGAATTTTTGCTCCTAATTCATTATAGTTAACTATTGCGGTTTCTGCTTTTAATTGTAAATCTAATGCCTTATCATATTCTTTTTTAAAATCTTCTACAACGCTTAATTCTACTTTTTGACTTGCTAACTTTGCTTCTACCTTTGCAGTAATATCTGCAATAATTAATTCTTTAGTTGTTTTCATTTTCCGTTATTATTTGTTTTATTTTATCTATTAAAATTTCATCTTCGTTAATTAAACTCATTTCGTATTTATCCGCAAAATAACCTTCAATAGAAAATCCTTTAACTTCACCTAATTTAACTTTGTTCCAAATTTCGTCGTTGTTTACTTTCATAGAAATAACCCAAGTTCCTTTTGGAAAATTAAATCCGTAGTTCGTGCTTTTGTCGTTTTTTCCTTCTACAATCCAACTTTCAACAACCGACATTCCTTCTAACTTTTGTTTATGTTCTAAAGTTGCGTTGTTCTGGTTGCTGTTCATAAAAAACAATTCACTTGCTTTTCTTACAGTTTCTTCACTAAAGTAAATATAGTATTCTTCGTTCTTGTCGTTCTTGCGGTAAATTTGTTTATTAGGTATTAAAGCCGCACCCATTAAAATACGCTTTTCAGCATCAACTTCTTTTAACTCTATTTCGTGTTTTGATAGATAAATAAAGTCGCTTTCAATTGCAGGACTTTCAACAACTGAAACTGCGTCAATTCCGCTTGTTTCGTCTTTTTCGTCAATTATTAATTCAACTATTCGCATAATATATTAATTAAATTATTGTTTGTTTGTTGTATTTTCTAACCGCCTAAAGTTGCGTTTGCTAACCTGTTTCTATCTAACGCCTGTTGTGAAGTTACTTGTCCTGAAACTACATAAGCTTGTATTGGTTGTTGGTTTAAACTTGCTAACTGATTAACCCCACTTTGTCCTACAACGTTAAATTGTGGTGCGCTCATTGTTGGAGCTGTTGCACCGCCACCGCCACCGCCACCGCCTACACTTCCTGAAGGCGCACTTCCACCACCTAATGTTTTTAATGCCTTTGCTGTTGCTGTTATGTTTGCAGCTATTCCTATTCCTGTACTTATGTTGTTTAATGCTATAACAGGAACTGCGGAAACCCCACTTGAAGCAATTGCTTGTGGTGTTGCTAATGCACCTGCGTTTGCTAATTTATTTGATATAATCATTTTTGCAATACCTATTGCACTTTCAGCTATAACCGCAGCTTTTTGAACTCCTTTTGATTTTTCAAATAAACTCTTAATAAGTCCAACACCTTGCGAAGCTACGTCTAAACCTTGTTGTTGTATAACGGCTTTTTGTTCGGCTTCTGCCTTTGCTATTTCTATTGATTTTTCGGATATTGCTTTTTCTCCTTCAAGTCTTTTAGTTCCTGCGGTTACCATTTCAGAAATAACAGTTTGAGAATTTGTTAATCTTATACTTGCGTCTGCGTCATCATATTTTTTAGTTATTGCTGCTAAAGCTAAACGCTTTTCTTCTTCTAATGTTAAAACATCAATCTTGGCTTTTTTGCCTTCTTCAATTAATTTCGTATATTTTTTATCTATTGCGTCAACTTCCTTTTGTTCATCCGTTAATTTGCTAACTCGTATTTCTTCGTCTAATGCAAGTATGCTTTCTTTTAATGTTTTAATACGGTCTAATTCAACTTTAGCCGCTTCTTCGTTTTGTTGTTTAATTGCATCGTTATGCGTTTTGTTTGATTCTTTTAACTTCGTGTTTTTGTCCGTGATTTCCTGTTGAACTTCAACTGCGTTTTTTCTTATAATATCTTTTTTATTTTTTAACGCTTCTTCTAAATCTTTACGTTCTTCTGCGGACGCTTTTCGTGATTCAACTGTTATTTCTCTTTGCTTTTCGATTAACTCATCACTTGCGCCTGAATTAATTAAACTTGCTAAAGTATTCTTGTTTTTCTCGTATGTATTTTTTGCAGTTGCTAAACTTGCTTTGTTAAGTGCAATTTCTTCTTCTGCGTGTTTCAGTGCTAATGCTCTTAATGCTTTTGTACTTGCACCGGAAGCTTTCGCCATTTCGTATTCGTGTCCGTTTTTTGTTTTTAATGCTTCACTTGCTTTTTCACTTGATTTTATTTGTTGCTTTAAAGCCGCATCATTTTTTTTAACTGCTGATTCGTTTTTAGCCGTTGCTTCTGTACTTGCTTGAAACATTTTTATTAAACCGTAACCGGCTGCTATTAAAGCAATAGTTGCCGCTATAATTGCTCCGATAGGATTTAATGACATTGCTAAATTATAAGCATATTGAGCCGCCGTCATTATTCTTTGAACAATAGTATTTGCTTTTAATACCGCTCCAAGTTGTTTAAAACTATCTATACTTTCTCCAATTGCTTGTGCGCCTGAAGCCAAAGCCATTGCTCCTTGAACTTTTAACAACGCTTTTTCTACATCTTCGTTTTGTTTTCCGAACGTAGCCATTGCACCGGTAACAACTGAAAAGCCACCTGCAACACCTGTTAACGCACCGCTTAACGCTTTAAACTTTGCGTCTGGGTTAAACGCATCAGTCAACGCTT